AGCTTTGATTATCTTCGGGCTGAACACGGGTTTGACTGTAGACCTGCGCCAAGCCAAGACCCGAAAATGAGGATTGCCGCATTGGCTGGGCCGTGCGAGCGCATTATTGACGGCAAGCCGGGGTTGTTGGTGTCGGCGGAGCGCTGCCCGAAGTTTCGCAAAGGGCTTGCAGGGGCGTGGCATTACAAGCGTTATCAGGTCTCGGGTGAGGTTGCGTTCTCTGACAAGCCAGTCAAGAATGATTACTCACATCCATGTGACGGCGGTGGCTACGGTCTGCTTGGTATGGGCGAGTTTGAGAGGATCGGCGGGCGGCGCAAGTCAGACAAGGCCGTTGTTGTGACGGCCGGTGGAGGGGATTTTAATGTCTTTGACTGACATCAACATTGATTTAAGCCGTAAAACACTGCTTGCCGCCTGCAAGGGCAATGTGGCGATGTTGCCGCGCTTTGTCGTGGTGGATAATGACGCATGGCCTTGGCCGGAAAGCGTGAGGTTGGACAGTCAGGGCCGCATTCACATACGCCGGACTACGTTCTTGCGCGTCACACAGGCTGAACAATTACCCGTCAAGCCGGGGCTGTGGATCAGGGCGGACAGTCAAGAGTTTTTTATCGACTTAAAGCCGGAACACATTGACGGCGGGGCTGATGCCCAGCGCATGGTAAGCGGGGATGTCAAAACAAAGGCCACAAGGCCGGTTGTCCGGCAGGATGAAAGCGGTCGATCACCGGGGGATGAAGGGTATGGCGAAGTTATTCCAACGTCTGGCGGGGACACAGACCCTACCGGCCATGTTGTCGCAACAAAACGATCAAAGAACGATTGATGAAAGCTATGCGCAATACAGGTCCATCGCCACAGGCTTGCAGAACGCCAGATGGCAATGGTGCCTAGAGACCGATGACGGCAGGCTGATTGCGGCGGCAATGGTGGTTCCTGACGGAGACAGGCGGGGTTGGTTCGTTGGTTTTCCCGGTGTTGGTCTGACGGCCTTGGCTATGCGTCCGCTGATTAAGCGCTGGCGGTCATTTGAGCATGTCGGCCCTTACGATGTTTTGCGGGCGTGGATCAGGTCTGATGATGCTGTAGCTATAACATTTGCCAGAGCGTTCAATTTCCAGTATGACTGCGGCCCAGCGGATAGCCTTAGTCCGGGAGGATACGACATGAGCCTTTATATGTGGAAAAAACCATGAGCAGCGCCAGCGGCGCGGTCGGTGGCGGTGGCCAACCAAGGCGCAGAGAGGGGAAAAGGCCGGGCGTAAAGCCTGCGCACGAACAACAGGCGCGACACCGGCAAAACCAGCCGCCCGCATTATCTCGGGAACGCGGACAGGGCGGTGGCCAACCAACAAGGCGCAGAAAGGTTGATCCTGCGCCAGAACCAGCCACTGGCATTACTGACAACCCAACGCAGCGAGAGAATGAGGAGGCCGCGCGGTCAACGCAGCGCGGCGAACAACAGCGCCTGTTTAAACGCAAAGGCCGCGCGTTTTTGGTCGGTGAGGTATCTGACAAGAACGGCAGAACGCGGTCACAACGACTGGCCCGCCGTCGAAACAAAAGCAAGCCTAAGAAGGTCGAAACCCCCAAAGCCCGCGCCCCTCGCACCACCAGATCGGGTGTTCCCGTGATGCGAGCGCAGCCAATTATAGGCGGCTGACATGGCGCAATGGAGCAAATCGCAGGTCAAGCGCCGCGTCAAAAAAGCCGAGGCCGAAAAATCCGCAGCGAATACGATCTACCGCGAGGCGATGGACCTGTATTTCCCAGACCGCAACATTATTGACGGGCGGGTTGATGGCGAACAAAAGCCAGCGATCAATTGGGACGGCCAAGCGCAAATATCCCTGATCCGGTCAGCCAATCGGTATTCGTCAGACTTCACGCCGCAATCAAGCCCGTTTTACGAAATTGAGCTTGGCCCGGCGGTGAAATTGATTTCCGAAGAAGTCTTTGCAAACTTCACGGGCGGCAAAAGCAAAAAGCAGGTTATTGCGGAGCTGGAGGCCTCAACGGCGATTACGCAGGCCGTGTTCCAAGGGCCGGGCTTTGCCACAACCAGCCATGAGGTTTATCTTGATTACCAGATAGGCATGGGTGGCATGATGATGATGCCCAATGAGGATTTGATTGGTCCGCCTGTGATCTTCACGTCAATGCCGCTTGGCACGTTCTGGCCACAAAAGGGACCAAACGGCATTGTTGATAAGTGGTTTTTTTGGGACACGCAAAAAGCCGATGACATTCAGCGGATGTGGAAGGACGCGAAACTTGGTCAGCTATTGACCGAAAAGGCGGCAATGACAGACCCGCCAGACGTTGATCTTTGCATCATTTGCTATCGGGATCACGACATCAAAGAGAAAAAAGACCGGCCATTCCGGTATGAGGTCCACGCCAAAATTTCGGACAACAAGAACGAACGGATTGTCAGCAGGCAATATATTTCCAGCCCGTTCATTACGCCGCGCAATATGGTGCTGGCGGGCGAGAATATGGGCCGGGGTCCGGGTATATTCGCATTGCCGGACGTGAGAACCGCCAACAAAATCGTGGAACTTACGCTGCGGTCAGCCATGATTACGGTCGGTGGTATTTGGACAAGCACCGACGATGCGCTGGTAAACGATGCGCAGTCTCTGGTTTTAAAGCCGCACTCGGTTATCAAAGTTCGCAGTAATGGCGGACCGCAAGGCCCGAGCCTTATGCGACTTGAAAACCCATCAACGCTGGGCTTTGGTGAGGTGTTGCTCGAAAAGCTGCACGAAAATATCAAAAAGGTATTGGGCGACAATTCGCTGCCAAGCGAGGCGGGGCCAGTGCGCAGCGCCACAGAGTTTGAGCGCATTCGGGAGTTGATCGCCGACGCGGCTGGCGGGCTTGGTCGGTTGCACGGTGAATTTGTGGTTCCGGCTGTGCAGCGCTGTGTTGATATTTTGGACAGCAAGCAATTGATGCCAGCCGGACTGGCAGTTGATATTGACCAATTCCTGATCCGGGTCAAAATGACTTCCCCGCTCGCCAAGGCCGAGGCGATGAATGAGGTTCAAAACCTGATTAACTTTGTGGAGCTTCTTGGTCAGGTTGGCGGGCCGGAGTTTCAACACCTCATGGTCAATATGGAAAGCATCATGGATGATGTTGCGGAGCTTATGGACATTGACCAAAGACACATGAACCCGCAGCCCGTGCGCGAAAAACTCAAGGCCACAGCCGCTGAATTGAAGGCGCAGGAAGCCGGAGCGGAGCCGGGCGCTGCCACGGCAGAGGTTCAGCGTCTTGAGAAACAAGGAATGGAGGCTGCGGCATGAACATGGCGAGGCCAAGAAATAAGCCCGCGTTTGATGATGCGTCAATGACCGCATTCCGGGCGACGATGGATGGGACAACTTCGCCGGACGACAAACGGCGTGAAGCAGTAAACGCTATGGCCGAAACCTACCGGGCGTGTTTTAACACACCGGCAGGCAGGGCTGTGCTAGAGGATATGCGCTTGCGATATGTGCATGTGACCCGGTTTGTGCCGGGATCAGGGGCCGAGGCGGGCTTTTTCCGCGAGGGAATGGCAGCGGTCTACTTTGATATTGAAGATAAACTCGAAATCAACAAGGAAGGCTAAGACAATGGCAAAGGCAAAGGCAAAGGCAAATGACGGCTCGCCGACGCGGAAATTACTGACTGACGATGAAGCGGCGGAGGCAGTGGCAGAGCAAGGAAAAAAAGCCTTGATCGACCGCTCCGACAGTACAGCACGCAGCGTAAAACGTCGCGGACATCAGCGCAGAATAACCAAGGCCGCGAACCGGATGCGGGACGTGACCAAAGAATGTCTGAAAGAGCTTGATCGCTTCATGTATCAGGACGACGAAACCGGCAACCGTGTTGCTGACTGGCCTGCGATTAAAGAAATGGAACAGATTTCGCTGGACTTTCACAACGCGGTAAACCGGGTTCTATACCCACCAGCGCCACCAGCGCCGGTCAAACAGCAAAATTAACAACAGGGACAAAACCCCCAAGCGGAGAATGATGAAATGACTTTCGAACAATTTATGCTGGGCCTTCAACAGCCCGTTTTTTCCCCAGCCGGAGAGGATGGCGACGGCGACGGCGACAAGGGTA